ATCCTGAACACAGACCCAAGACCCACAGGAAACCTAACATCGACTTAAGAGGCCGTAAGAGTCTCTATTTTTTTTATAATATTGTAGTAATAATAATGGTGGCTACTAAAGAGTCCTTAAGTATCCTAAAGAATCTTAAAGATATCTTATAGGAGTTATATCTTCCTGCCCCTAGAATGTCTTTTCTTTTGAAGTAACTACTACGAATATGCCCGTAACCGTTGCAGTGACTGCTTTGAAGACGATTTCTTATGGTTCAAACTCCTAAAGATATTAGCCCTACGAGTCAGCTCGTCCTGAACCATCTTTTTCTTGTAGCCCTCAAGCGCATTGTCAGAGTTTTGCTTAAGGATACCGTACTCATTCCAGAACTGAACACCAAGCGTCAAGGCATCGAGTCGGTCATCGTGAACCAAAGCACCACGTTCTTTAGTGATATGGGTCATTTGATAGACCATTGAGTAGTAAATACTCTTGGGTTCTTGAAGACCGAACTCGATGTCTTTTCGCAGAGCCGTATAGTCAATAACCAATCGATGCTGGTTCATTAACGGCTCAAGTGAGTCGATCACACGTTTCTCTTTTTGAACGTTGTTTCTGATCTCCTCAACAGCTACGGGGTAGATAGCGTTTAGCACAGGCATCAGGAGGTTGTTAAACATACCATCGCCAAAGTTGCTCTCTGTAACGATCTTGTTTACCTTATACTCCTTAGCTATCTCCGCGAGCTTCACTAGGTTTTCTTCTACATAGCCTCCTTGCATACCACCAAATGCAGGCACGAATACTTTTCCTAGTAGGTGGTTGACCACAGCCCATCCCATCTCATCCTGACCACGACCACTAGGGTCAATAGCCAAGACCGATCCTTCGTAATTGCCGTAAGCTTCCTGCGATATTGGGCGCTGGAGGGTGTCCCCAGTAAACCCTACGTTAGGAAGATCAGTAATCGACTGAGCACTATTGGCTGACCACACCAATCTTGTAGGCGCTTGTGACGCATCAAGATCAGCAACGATCAAATCCCTAGTCTTCAGCGGATACTTCTCAGCATCACTCAAGGTGGTATCGAGCATAAACTGTAATTTAAAGCCACTACGACCATAACTCAGCTCACGCTGGTACAAGTCTTCCTCAGTAAACCGTTCGTCCGTAGGCGTACCGATTAAACTAGGAGTTTTGGCTATATCCTGTAGCAAATAATCAGCCAAGCAGCCTTGATAATTGGTATTATTATCAGGATATCGTGCAGGATAGATGCGAGTTACATACCCTTTATCCCGCAATCGGGTGTAAATAGACTCAGAAGTCTGGGGTGTACCTAGCACTAGGATCTGGGCGTCATCTGTTGTCTGTAGAATAGCCTCATATTCTGCTACTTGTTGTAACAAATCCTGCCGTCTCTTCTCCGTAGCGGAGTTTTGCTGTCCCTCAACGTCATCAGAGATGAGCAATGAAGCTCGATTTCCCTGTAACTGAGAGGTAATGCCTAACGCTTTTACAGATGGTTGAACAGATACATTGCATCCGTTAACGTCAAAAGCTACTACAGAGCTGCGCTGATCGGATCTCGGCTGTAAATGAGCCAGGATATCCATTGTATCAATCAGCTTTCGGATAAAGATTGAGATGTTGTCTGAGTGGCTCCCAGACTGTGACACAATCAATATCTTTTCATTAGGGTTACGTAGCAACCTCCACGCTACATACGCCCCTGTAATCCACGTCTTACCAATACCCCGCAAAGCTTCTAACTGGGAACGCTTGTGGCCTTCCTGCAAGTAGTCAGCAATGTAGTACTGCATCCTTGTTGGTGGTGGTAGTCGTAGATGTTTCCAAGTCATCCTCAAGAACACTTTAAAGTCCTTGATAGCTGACTGAATTTCGTTGTTATCCATAATTCTCCTTTATGTTTTAAAGCTCTTTAGAGAGCCTACACGCCCTTTTAGTACCCTTAAGGTAGGGTAGGGTAGGTAGGCTCATAAAAAGCTCTCAGTGAGCGATTGAAGCCTTCTCAAGCATATCTTCTACGCTGAAACTTGCTTCGCCTTTCGACTCTGTGGCGATCTTCCTAATGGAATCAGTTAGACTCATCAACGACTCAGACTCGACAATGTCGGCTGTAATATCGTTGTCCTTAAGAAACTTAATGGCATGAGCCAGTATCTTAGGGTCATCAAGGTTAGTGGCAAGCTGTTGTGCCACCATCCCATGAAGTGAGTTTAACTGAGCCAAGGACGCCTTGTCCTTAGTACTCATATTAATCCTCTGCAAATATTTCTGCTAGTTCGCTTGTTACTGATTTAACGCCAAGTGCGTTGCCTAGTGGTAATACACTAAGGGCTTTACGCAGTTCGTGTTCTGAGGCAGTGCCCCACGGAGAGATTAGCTGACCAACTGTAACAGCCCCTTGAACCGTGTCGTTTATATATTCTAGTGGCGCAATAGTCATTGCATCTTGATCACGACTATACGTGTTAAAGATAGGCTCATCAGTAATTGCTTTAGCCCCAAGGTCAACAACACCAGGTATAAACGAGGCAAATGTTGTCATTGAGAATGTGTTGGCAGCAATACGCTCAGGAGTTAGGTTTTCTCTAAGCTTCTCTGGGTCATTCCAATACAATGAGTACTGTTTGGCAGTGTAACTTAACGCCGTAAACGCTGTTTGATAGCCCCAGTTACCTAGAGTATCCATACGATGTTTACCACCTTTGTTAATGTTAATTAGTCCAGTACTAAGTTGTTTGTTGTAAGCCACTAGCATATAACTTTTAAGCGACACAGCCAAAGAACCAAGAAGAGTATCTGTTGCCATTCTGCCGTCGGCTGTAAAACCAATATTGTCACCAAAGTTGCTACGTTGGACTATCTCGTAAGACTGCCTACGTACACCAATGCTCCAGCGGTGGCCTAAGCCATCTCTCCAATTGTCTAGGTTTAACAAAGGGGCGTTGAAGTCTTTTGAACCAAACTCGATAATGTTTTCTGCAATTGCGTCAGCCGTATTTTTATCAAAACCATACAACTCGAAAAAGTCATAAGCTTTTTGATTCATTCCTTTGTGAGCCATCCGCATCATCTTGACACGAGCGCCAATAGCGTGCATATACTCAAGCGCGGCTGTGCCTGACTTAACACCTCCAACAAGCATTACAGCTTCGTTAGCGGCATCGCCAAAGCGCTCGGCTTTGTCAAGCAAACGTTGTCTGCCTTGTGATGTAACAGAGCCTAAAGTCTCTTCATATTTAGCAACAGACACCATTTGGTTTAATTCACCACCTAGAGCCTCATGTAGTTGAAGTTCTTGATACCATGCAGCCGTATCTTTACCGCGATAAGCCCTTGTAAGGTCTCTAAGTGCAGGAATAGAACGAATCATGTTAGCAACACCCACACGGTGCGTTACACGAGCAGCTTCGGCAGCCATAGCAAACCATGTAACGCCTAGTTTAGCCGCACGAGTTAAGTTGTTTCCAAGGCGAACTACTTGCCAAGCTTTGCCATCGGGGTCTGCTTTGCCCGACATACCAAGCAAGTGACCAACAGTCGCATCAAAATTAGTTAAATAAGCTTTGTTGTCTCCAGTAACAAAACCTGTACCGCCACTTAGCTCATCAACCACTTTAGTACGCAGTTTTTGCAGATCAGCGCGGCTTTCAATGCCTAAGTTACGTAAAGCAGTGTCGCCACTCATGCTGTGACTGTAACGGTGCCACAAACTTTGAATGTTTGTATCTACAAAATCTTTAAGTTTGATTGTGTAACCAGATTCGGTAACATACTCACCATCAAGGTCAAGAGGAGTACGGTTCTTAGTTGCAGATGCCGTTCCAAGTGCTTTGCCTGCTTTGTCTTCGCGTAGTTTGTCCGCAATCACAGCCACCTCGTCTGGAGATAGCTCCATCCAATCTGTAAGCTCATCTAAAGCACGACGTAAGGAGTTTTCTTGAATAATGTAATTAGTTTCACCAATCTGGGTGTCTATTTTGTACATTGTCTCAGTAAAACGTTTAGAAGCCTTTTCAATTCGTTCAGGGGTAGCTACTAAACCAAGTTCCTCAAACTTCTTTGCCATGCCGTTTGTAACAGCTTTAATAAAATCGTCTTTTTGAAACCTGCCTTCTTGTGATAGCAATTTAACTCTATCACGCATCCAACGCAAAGGCATATAGTTGTCAGCACGTTCAATACTACCATCTACAAACTTTGTGTGTTTGTTACGCGCTAAAATGTCGTAAGAATTATCACTCATTTTGCCAAAAGCTGTTTGAACTTTGGTTACAAATTGCTCAGGAAGGTTTTCAATTAAAGGGTTTGCACGACCATAATAAATATCGCCCATTAAGTTGTAAAACTCATCCTGTGTGCTACTGTCAAGCCGAGTAGACATTGCCCACTTTTTGCCATACGTCATTTGAGCGTATTCAATCAACAATGGGTCAAAGTTTAAACTAAAAGCGTTGTCTAGCGACATTTTTACGTTGTCACGAATCTCAATAGCTTTTACTTGTTGTTCAGACCCTTGCAACACATCATTAAACAAGCGACCGCCAATGTCTCGCATTGTTTGTGAAGGTGAGTCGTTAAAATAAGAAGTAATATTAAACTGTTTGTTTTTAATTGCTTGGATTATTTTGCTATCAGCCGCTAAAGGAACTCCTTGCCCAACAGAATCAATAGTTTCCTGTGTCATCTCCTTCATCATGTTGACTGTTTCAACATCAAACTGACGAGGGTTGTAAATACCGCCAAGAAGACCGCCACCAGCCACTGCCAACAGCATATCCATTTCGCTACGGTCTCTTGCGGAGGTTAATTGCTTAATCCCCTCAAAAGAACCCTCGATTGTGCCTGAGAACAACACACGGCCTGCATAAGACTTGTTTAAATTGTCTAAAAAGGTTGTTGCTTTGCCTATGCCCCGTACTTTTTGAACAGCAGAGATAAATGGAACGTCTGCAATAACAGAAGCTACCCGATACAACTGACCCTCAACGCCTAGCTCGTCAAGGTACTGAGCAGTCTTTGACATTTGACCATATTTTAATGCAAGTGCTTGAGCGTGTTCGTCGCTTTTAGCCGTCCGCATTTCGTCCCAATAAGCTGAGTCAAGATTAGCAAATAAATCTTCTCGTTTGCTGATATCAAAGTCAGGGTCGCTGTTGTACGACATAGACGTGTGAAGATCGCTGCCAAAGTTAATCATTGTTCCTAACAAGTTATCCTCAGTCAACGCCAGCGCCGCGGCATCAATACGATTAGGGGTAAACCCTTCAACCGTAGAGAGATCGCGCACTGGAGCTGCTGTGGAACTTGATAGGGGGTCTTCGTTTTCAATTAAACCGCCCCATCCTAATTCTGCCATATTGTTTCCTTACTTGGTTTTTACTTTTGGTGTTGCCGCAAGCAATGTGCCTTTTTTAATCTGAAGCATCCCGTTTTCTGCTGTGTAGCTGTAGTTAGCTCTTATATCAGAGCCTTTTGCAAATGTTGCAACCCTTGAGTCTTTATAAAGCATTTTTCCAGAATCATCATAAAACTCTATACTAAACTGGTTAGCGTCTTTAGAATCTGGAATAGTTTTTATAGAAGTAGCTTTAGCCCAACCTTTTGCCTCGCTAAGTATGTTGTAAGCCCTCATATAGCGGTTAATTACCCCATTGCTGTGTTTTCCACCTGTTGTAGTTATGTCTAGTATAGCCCCTGCTGTTTTGGTTTCGTTAGCAAGATCAAAGTTTTTTGGTATTTCACCAAGATTCCACGCAACACTTGCTACAGCATTAACTATAATTTGAGGTTCTTTTTCAATACCTTTTACAGCTTTTACTTGTGGCTCAAAAGTTTGTTTATAAAAACGAACAGCGTGGTCAATATCGCTTTCGCCCTTTTTTTTAGGAAAGCCTTTTACAACTTTACCTTGAGCATTTTTGTAATCGACTTGAATAACACCATAACGTGTAGTATTGGCTATGCCTTTTTTGTTGTTATTGTGTACATTTTCAGTTTCTTGCCCAATATGCAATAAACCTTCTACATCGTCAGCTTCATTAACTTCTAAACTTTTAAGATAATCTACAATAACTGGATAATTTTTAGGAGCAGTCACAGCGTTTGCAACTTTGTTTTTAAACTCTTTTTCACCAAACATAGTTAAGTAGTTAACCGACCCAATTGTAGTTTGCTCGTCTATTATACCAGTAGCAGGCAGCCCC